TGGGCGACGCGGATGACCTCGTTGAAGTTGACCTCACCCGAACGCGCGATGTCGTTGAAGACCTGCTCGATGTCGCGCTCGACGTCTTCGAATGAACGGTCGATGGACTCGGTCGCGCGGTCGACCGACTTGGTCGCCTGCGCCATCGCGGTGTTGACGCCGCGCGTTACCGCGTCGTCAAAGCTCGTAAAGTCCGGGAGGAACTCGACGAAAGCAACGTCCACGCGCTTAGGCACTGACCATCCTCCCACCGTACATGGACATCAGCGCCTCGGCGCCGGCGAAGGCTTCCTCATCGCCGTGCCACCAGGCGGGAGCGTTGAGCTCGTCCTCAGACATGGGCGGTCCCATCGTGCGGAACGGACCGGTCAGTTCCTGCAGCAGCTGCGCCCTGTCCTTGCTGTCCACGTTCTCCAGCATCAGGTGCATGCAGACGTTCAGCACCCGTGCCGGTTTCAGCGTAAGAAGATCTACGCCTCGGCTGAGGAGGAGTCCGTCGAGGTGGTGTCGGTTTCCTGCGATCCACCGTCCGATTCGTTGGACTCCTGGGTAGGGCGGAGGCCGTATACCTCCGTGAGCCATGGGATGAGCTGTGAGATCGTCTTCATGCCGATCGGCCGTGGGTTCGGCTCTTCCTTAGTGCTGGGCTTACAGCGTGCGCGGAACTGCGCCCCGGACTCCGGCTCCATGATACCGTCGAGGAAGTCCTTGATCCGGTCGAACTGCGCCTTGCGGTCGTCGCCGCCGGTGTTCAGCGTCGCCAACTCGACGAGTGAGTCGAGTGGGATCTCCGGCCAGCAGACGAACAGGTCGGGGTCGATGCGGAACGTGACGGGTTCGGGCGATGTACTGAAGTCCTTGAATCGGACGATCTCTTCTGCAGCCATGCAGTTACTGTAGACCGCGTCAGGTAAGAGTTGACACTCTTCTATCCTTTGGCTGCGCTGACGGCGTCCGCGAGGAAGCGGTTCGGTTTCATGCCCTTCACCCGCACCGCGTAGATGCGCTTACCGCCCTTCGTCTTCCACGACAGCATCTTCGCGGAGTGGGGATAGATGTATGAACCCTTCGGCCCATAGATGCCGGTGCCATCGTGAACGAACAGCGCGTAGTACACGTTCGTGCCGACGCGAACGGACAGGTGGCCGCCCTCGTTGGTGAGCTGCGTGTTGATGGACGACCGCAGCAGTCCCGTGTCCACACGACGCGGCGCGCGCTGCAGGTTCTGCTTCGCCTTCGTCTCGACCTTCTTGCCGCGACGGAAGAGGTCCTTCGCCACGCCGCCGTTCGGCGACTGCAGAAGGGCGTGCAGCCCGGCCATGTCAACGTGGTGACGAATCCTAGCAGCCACAGTCGTTCGTCCAACCAACGAGGACCGTCAGCGTCGTCTCCACGCACTGACCCTGTGGACCGTTCACCTCGGACGCGCCAAGCTCCCACGCCTCGACCGTGTGCGCGTTGTACGCCGCGTCAAGGCAGCACTGCACGCCCTTGCGAAGCTTCAGCATGTCCGTCGCGAGCTGCTGCGCCGACGCCTCGAGCGCCGTGCAGTCGGGCGGTGAACCGTTCACAGACGGCACGGGTACACAGCGCGCCAGCGAGATGATGAACGCCGAGACGAGCCACGGCGCGCCGCAGTCCGCCTCGTGGTTGACCTCCTCGAGCGGAAAGTCCATCGACGGATATCGGCGCTGCTCCGCGACGGCCAGCTGACCGCACTGGCAGTCGTCCCAGGAGATCTCGCCCGGCACGACGCACACGCGGCTGATCGTCAGCGGGCCCGTGTGATCGACCGCGTTCAGCGCGCAGTCGCGCAGCAGAGTCGCGACGTCCCACTGACTCAGGATGCTCACGGCCACGTCCTTCGACTGGGTCGTGGACCGTCGACGTTGATGGCTTGAGCGCGCGCACTGATGCCGCCGGGATTGTACGTGCTGATGAAGAGGTCACTGTTGTACAGCCCGAGCTTGCCGTCCGCGAACATCTGGTTCGGATCGAGGAACGTCATCGTGACGCCCTGCCGAACGAGCTGCTGCACCGGGGTCGGAAGCTTACACGACGACGCGTCGACGCAGGCGAGCGCGAGCTGCTCCGTCAGTTCACCCACGGCCAGCTGGCCGAGCAGCGGCGGGTCCGTTCCGTATGTCGCCGTCACCGACCACGTGCCGACCTGGTCATCGTCTTTGTTGAGGTCGTTGCACAACGGCCACGGCTGACCGTCGGTGCGAAGCAGCCGGCGGTGATCGTACACCTTGTACGAGCCGGTTGGCATGATGCCGCCGTCCACCTTGATCTGGATGATGTCGACCACGGGCATCGGCAGTTTCGCCTCGTACAGAACGGTGCAGCTACACGAGCCGGGGCAGCCACCGCAGCCGAGGTTGAACCACTGGCCGTTGTACCAGTATGGGTACGGCCACGTCGTGCCGTACTCCCACCACCTCTGCTGGAACGGCCACACGCCGCCGAAGCAGTCCTCACGACACGGGCGCAGCGTGTTCTGGCAGACGCCGAACTGTCGTCCCGACTTCGCCCACAGGATCTCCGATGCGATCTCGACGTAGTTGCCCGTCACCGCCGCCACCGACGGCGAGATGGGGCCACACCACACCACTGGCCAGGGCGCGCACGGCGCCGCGCTGTTCGCCGTCATGAGGCAACTATAGACTACCGCCGCATGACGAGACGACACGACGTGATGACAACACGCACAGCACACCGGCCGCCAGCGGAACATCCCCTCGGCTGGCGGCCGGCGTGAGTACGTGATGCTATGTGATCTGCGTCGCGCCGCAGGATGTGGGTATCGTCGGCGGCGCCACCGTTGTGATGTTCCACATGAAGTGCTCGCCGTCGACGAAGGTCGGGGCCCACGGACCCAGTGTGCCCGGACCGTCACCCCACTGCAACCCGACGTTATCTGTCTGCGCGGTGAACTGCATCTGCAGGCCCGCGTTCTCGATCGTGCTCTGACCGATCTTCGTGTTGCCCACGTTCGGGAACGCCCAGTACACGTACTTTGGCGCACCCGTGTTCGGGTCGCAAGCGCCACGGCCGGTGACGGACTGCCAGACCTCCAGCGCATACCGCGCGGTGACCGGACCCTCCGCGTACGCCGCACCGGTACCGGACACCGGGGCGCCGCCGGTCAGCAGTCGAGCACCGTGGATGATCTGCTGAATGGACGGGCAGACGCCGCAGAGCGTGACGGTGAGCAGCACATCGGTGAACTCGTTCGGGTCGTTGTCGTTGACGCACAGCGTCCCGTCGGCGAGCTTCTGCCGAAGCTTCTCACCGTCCTCGTACTCCGGCTGGAGCCCGACGGAGATGAACCCCTTCGTGATGACCTGCAGGCCGCTCGCGCCGGTGATCGGGTTGCCACACGTGTCGACCTGGATGAACCGTGCCACACGGCCCTTGATGGGAACGGCACTAAAGTCCGCCATGTCTTACTCCTACGTGTCCTGGAGTGGTGTGCCCGGATCGCCGGCCTGCTCGCCACCCGTGGTCACCAGGACCGCGGCGAGGCAGCACTGCCAGCCAAGAAGATACGTCTGCTCCGCACGAACTTTGTACGTGTTCGTGCTGCGGTCGAACTGCGTCGTCCGATCGAACACGACGGGCGCCGCCTTGTAGCCGAAGATCGGCCCGGTTATCCACATCCAGCCGGAGCCACCTGGCGCCGTGGTGTTGCCCGGTCCCTTCGTGAAGTCGTACCCGCTGCCGATCACGACCTTATTGCCCAGCCACGTGCGGAGGACGTTACCGTCTTTATACACGAGGTTGCGCGCGCACATCTCGGCCGCCATGCGGATCGGCATGTGCACGACGCCGAGTCCGTCATAGCAGAGACCGAACGCGGTCTCCAGCGCGCCCAAGCCCTCGACGATGTCGAGTGGGCTGCCGCTGATGATCGTGCTGGCCGGCTGCAGGAGGATGCGGCCGTCGCTGGCGAAGATGGGTCCGATGCTGTTGAGGTTCGGGTAGTTCAGCGGTCCAGCGCCGCCCGTGACCTGCACGCTGCCGGTCTGGAAAGTGCGCTCGAGCTGCATCGGCCCGGAGTTGTTGAGCGCCCTCAACGCCTTCTGCGCACCGACCTCCCACCAGTCGACGTCAGGTGTGCAGTCGACCTCCTCATACACCGTGAACGGATGCGCACCTCGTGTGCCACGGCTCCACGTCGGCACCTTACCCGGGATCGGGCTGGGCGCGCCGGAGATGCACTCCATGATCGTGACCGCGACCTCGGTGCAGTCGGTGTCGTACTGGATGCCCGCCTGCCAGTGTGGGTCGCTGGCAGGGATCCAGGTGACCGCGGACGACAGT